TCCTGACCAAGGTTCTATCTGACAACCAGTATGTTCATAGCTATAAAGACTATCTATTGCATAACAATCAATAGCATCTTTACCTTTATGGTATTCGCCATCTAAACAATCTCTAGTCCTATGGAATATCCAACCATATTTAAACTTAACGTCCTGGGGAAATACCCATGCCCAGTTAGTATTATCTTTGATAATTTCATAGGCTTCTTTGTTAGTTAATTTATTCATTTTCTACCTACATATCTAGGATTATCTTTTAAATGGTATGGATTATATTTTTTTACTTGTTTATATATATCCAGGATAGATTCTCTTTCATTCTGATTAAATAAATTATCTTTATATAAATCAAAATTTACTATCTCATCAAGTGCTAAAAATAATGCACTTGCATCTTTTTCTTGTAATTTAAGATTCATAATTTTTCTATCCTGACTAGCGTATGTTCATTCTCTTCTATCTCTTTATATTCCTTTTCACTAATAGAAAATTGACTATATTCCACAACATATGAAATTCTTCTTTGAATCTCATCATTCATCCATTCAATAGCTTCATATTCTTCATCAAATAACTTAACCACTGGTTGAGTATCTAATGAATCTATAGCGTAGGTTACTTTATATTTCATAATTAATTATTACCTCTGAAATATTCAATAGCTTTGTTTTCTATTGTCAGTGCTACAAATGGATTTACTTTAATAAAATCACTCACTTGTTTAGCACTTAAAGTACTTTCATTCATATATTCCTGATATGCTTTATTCCAGTACTTTTGATTAGCTTTTAATGTCCAATTCATAATTCACTCCATAGTTTTTTATTTTGTATATACCAGATAATATTTTTATATCTTTTTTG